CATCGACCCGAGCCGATCCGAGGTTCTGGCCTACATAATGGACAACCTCCGATGCGATCTGGGGAAGTCGATCCGCTCGTTCAATTCGATGCGGAACATAAAGAGCGGTGTATTGATATACGATCGCATCCATCGCCAGTGGCGTGGTTGTGATTGGGTTCCCGCCGAGGAGGTTGATAAGGTATCAATGCTATTGGCAATGATCACTGAGATGAAGCGTGATATATCCTCGCTGAGGTCTGAGGACCGCAAGCTGAGGCATATGATCAGTACGATGCGCCGGCGGAAGGGTTCGAGGGATGTGGCCGACGATGAGCCCGAGGCCGATGATCCCCAACAGCAACAAGCCGCTCCCCCCGAAGAGAAAGCGGCTGATGGAGAGGACTGGTTTAAGGCTATGCGCGACGCCTTGGCTGAGGGCGATAAGGCTTCTCCTTCTTCAGCTCCGCTCCCGTGAACGCTAGGGGGTTGGACTCTTCCCACTGGATGCCGGTGGCTGAGTGTTGAAGATTGAGAATGGGAGACGGGAGTCCAATCCTCCCTCCCCGCTTGCAGAAGGCTAGCTGGAAGCGTCGAGGCTTTGATTGGCCTACCTCATGGAGAACGGCTATCTCACGCGCCCAGTTGGCGAGTTCGGAGGAGCCGAAGCCTGAGTGGGCCAGTTCCATTGTGGTGAGTGGTTCGCCGCCATCCTTGCGTTGGGGCTTTGCTACATGGTGCATCCAGACCCAAGCGACCTTGGTCTCGTGGAGGATGGGTTGGAGTTTGTTGCGAAGGAATATCGACACCTCGGACTGATCGCTGAGGTCTCCGCCGAAGTAACTGAACAAAGGATCGGCCACGATGAGATCGATCTTGGAGCGGTGGATGAATCGGCGGGCGTAGGCGAGGAACTGGTCACCGGTACGAACGGTCTCGGTCCTGAACTCCAGATTTTTCTGAAGCTGGTTCATCTGATTGAGACTGAATCTCTTATGCACCACCCCGCGGAATGCTTCGGCGAGGTCACCTTTGTCGTTCTCGGCCTGAATGACCCCAATCTTCAATGGCTTCACCGGCTTTATCCCGAAGAAGTCGAGGCCGAGGCACCAGCGGATGACGATCTGCATCATCAGGCTGGACTTCCCGATCCCGGTACCACCGCTGACGATCATGGAGGAGCCGCGGGTGATCCATCGATTGCCGATCAGGTTGTCCGGATCGTTGTCCGGATCAAAGTCCATGAGGTCTTTGATGGTGACGACGGTGGCCTTGTCATCATCGGTCTCCCGATCGGTGAGCCAATCTTCCCATGATCGAGCGCCGAGGTTGATGTCCAACAGCTTCTGCTTCTCTTCGCCCCGCCAGGAGCCGGGGAGCCGGGAGAAGCGCGATGGGTTCTTGTTCTTGGGATCGACATCGGGGATTGCCGAGTAGATGAGGTCCCTGCGGGCGTCCCATTCCTTGCGGTTGGGGGCATCGACACGGACCCATGCATGGATGGACTTGCCACCGGAGTCGATGAGAACGCTGATGGGGAGGCCCGAGGAGCGGAGGAGCTGTTCCTGCTCGGCCTTGGGTTTGGAATCGAACTCCACCAGGACATGGCGGTACGCGCTGACATCGTTGTCCGATCCGCTGTAGAGGTTGGGCTTGAACGGGTTGATGCGGACGAAGACGCCATCGGTTCGGTCGCTGCGGAACAGGATGGACTCGGGATCATCGAAGCGAGCGATCCAGTCCTCGAGGGGAAGGAATGAGCCGGCACTGATTGGCCTACCATCCTCGACCTGCTCGCAGATGCAGACCACCTCGGTGGCCGCGAAGGCGGATGTGAGGAAACGCTTGAACTCCGATGCGTCGTGCGAGGCCGGTATGGGGGCTGCGGGCGGGTTTGATGGCGCGGACGGCTCCACGGACCCCTCTGGTACCCGCGGAGGCTCCACAGGCTTTGGCCTACTGAACCGCACCCGTGTCAGATCCAATGGCTCAGCGGGGCTGCTTGCCGAGGAATTGGCGAGGTGTCCGCGGGGCTTGGAGTGGGACTTCTCATTGGCCTGTCGGATCTTGTGGAGGAGTTCGCGGTCCTGCCAGGGTGGTTGGCATGAGCGGTTCCAATCGGACAGGAGTGTGAATGCGTCTGTGTCTGATAGGCCGAAGCCGTGGACGAGGCCAACGGCGGCGGTGTAGGTTTGTGAGTGCCCTCCGGATCCGGAGATGGCTGGCGGTACCTTGGCGAGCCAAAGCGCCGCTCGTTCGAGGAGCGTTGTCATGTCGTTGATTTGTTGCTGGACTACGGACTGGTATCGAACGCGGACGAATCGTCTTGTTCGAGTGGGGGACTATCCTTGGTGATCCATGTGTGGTAGGCTCGAGTCTTCTTTGGGTAGGAGATCCACCCTTTCTTGATGCCGTATTCGATGAGGCGAGGGGCGTCCTCGATGAGCTTTCGGTTGATGTCGCTCATGGTGGTGCGTTCCTCTGCGGTCAATGGGGCTGGCTTCTTGTTGGTTTCAAGGCGGCATTCGTACCATGGCTGCTCGTGTCTTGGGGTCTTCATGTGGGGAGGATGCGAGCCAGGATACAATTGCAGTAGGTACCCTTGGTTTTGGAGTTACATCGAGAATGATGCACAGGATTGGAGATAACGTGTGCAGTGAGGTCGCTCGTGAGCTTGACCATGTCAGTGAGACGACTTGCTGCTTCGAGGCAGAGGGCTTGCGCGACTCCATCTGGTGATTCGATTTGGGAGCTGACGATCTTGAGTGCCGTTACGATGTCGTGTGTTGAGGACTGGTTCATGTTATTTCTGTTTGTGGATTATGATGCCGTTGCCCTTGGCGTCGGTGAGTTCGACTGATCGGACGTCTTCGAGGCGGGCCAAGGTCTTGATCATCTCGATGGGATCATGGGCTTGAGCGACGCAGGTGAGATGGATGTCTCCGTCGCCGTGGATCACTTTGAGGTCTTGCTTGGTACGATCCCTTGTAATGCGGATGGTCCGCCCCTCCGAGAGGCGGACCACCTTGATTGATTCAACGAGTGGGTATTGGTGACGGTTGCTCATGTTTGAAGGCCGCAGTGAGGACACTTCTTACCGCTGAATGATTCAAGCGGTTTGACATCGAGCCATTGGCAGAGGTCGTTGTAGGACTTGCGACCGAAGTTGTCCCACTTGAAAGGGGCGATCTCGCCAGTGAGAACAGCAACCCTCGCGGATTCATTGCTTGTGATCCCGAGCTTCTCCATCAGCTTAGCGTTACGAACGCTGAGCCCGTAGGTCCACTTGGCCCGCTCGATATCGCGCTGCTTGCCGGCTTGGATGATCTGATAGACCCGCTGCTTGGACATCTTGAAGTGTTCACCGATGAGACGATAGGTAAGCCCTTCTGATCGCAGCTTCCTGACTTGATCGATTGAATCGCTAAGTTTCATGTATATTTGCTTCTTGTCCTTCTTCTTCTTACTAACTGCCACTACCTCAAAGGTGTTTGTATTGCTCGGTACCTCTTCTGTGCTTTGTGGCACTGGACACACAGGCCGTGCTTGATTATGCATCCGCATCCCAAGCAATCGGCCAATTCGTGACATAACTGTTTCCATCGTTGTAGTTCCTCTATTGTTGTTTGTTGTTTTTGCTGTTCTTGATGTTCCATACACATGACAGTGAGATGTTGTACTTTTTGGACAACTCTGGGTAAGTGCGTGACTTGTCCTCTTTCAGGATGGCATCCCGGATCTCGGTTGGAACAGCCGGCCACCGCCGGTTGATCCGAGGGTTCGGATCCTTGAACGGAGTGACATGGCCCACCATGCGAGACATGGACTCCTTGGTCAACCCCAATTGTTGAAGTATCGTCATTTTCCCCTTCTATTCGCAGGTGTAGATTTTGTCGGTGGTTCGCAGGCCGGTGGGCCATTGAGGTTCGGTGAATGACTTCTCGATGAAGATGACCTTATCGGTGGGCTGGATGGTGAGTCGTTCGCCATCGGTTCGGATGAACATGAATTCCTTGGCTTGGTTGGGTTGGCGGCTCCAGCTATCGCCGATGGGAGCGGCGGTGAAGAGGTAGTCTCCGGTGATGATTTGATCGGCGCATTTGACCTGGCATTCGAGTCCTCGGAGGAAGGTGTACTCGATGGTGGTGAAGTCGGTGCCGTAGCAGTCCCATCGCTGGGCGTGGTCTGGGCGCCAGTCGAGTTCAGGCTGTGGATCGAATGCTAGCGCGTGAGGCGGCACCGCCCGGTAAACCGCGCCGCACTCAAGCATGATGGTGCAGCCCCACATCCGACCTGGGATGGATACTAGGCCGAACCAGACGCAGGGGATAAATGCTGCCCCGGATAATCCGAGGAAGGATGCTTCGACGAAGCAGTACTGATGGTGAGGCAATTGGCCTGCTTGTGAGTAGATCATGGGTAGTCTGGTAGGGCTTTCTTGAGTTCGATCAGAGTGCAGTTTTCTCCGTCGGACAGGTGTCGATTGGCTTCAAGTGTGGATCGGATGGCTGACTCCAGGTGCGCGATGCGCTCCTTGGCCTCCTCCAGCTCTTTCCAAGTCTTCACTCCGTCAATGGTTCTCATTTCTTCGATGGTCATGGTTTCAGATCCCTGCATTGCTTGATGGCGTCGTCGATGGCTTTACGCATCATCGGCCATTCCTCTGGGTTGATGCTGACTTTACCATGGCCATCAGCAGATTGACTGACCTCGACGTACTCACCGCCGCCTTCATCGACGATCTCGATGTCGGTGCATTCCATGGAAAGCATGTGGTCGTCGGTAGGTGACAGCACCCATTTGATCGGTCGCAGTTTCATCTTCCCTCCAACCATTTTTCGAGGTCATGGAGTTCATCCACTTTGGCTTCGAGTTCTTTGATGCGCTTGTTGGCTACGCTGAGTTCGCGTTCGATGGCCTGAGACTCTTTGAAAAGCTCGTAAAGCCCTACTTTAGTAGATGCAACATAGGCCGCATCCGTCCTTGGTGTATCGCTCACAACTTCACCTCCTTCACTTTGCCGGTGTCCGGGTCAACGACACCGAGAGCGATGGCATTGAAGAGGATGGTGTACCCACAGTTGTTGCACTCGACTTTTACCAGAGGAGTGATAGCAGCACCGGGGCAGTGATTACCTTCGTTGAACTCTCGGACCTCAACGAGGGTTCCAATGCTCCAAACGGTGGTGGGGATGCAGATCGGGCATTCGCGCTTTCCCTTCCAAACAGTGGAAATGCTGTTGGTGATGAGCTTGCGCTGGGAATCGTTGAGGTTCACGGCTTGTCCTCCGTAGTAAATCCGATGCCAGCTTTGTCCCACAGCAGCAGATCCGCTCGCATTGCGTCGTTCTCCTGCTCCAGTTGCTTGATGCGTTGTCGCAGCTTGTGGTTCTTATTTGTTTCAATTGATTCGTTGGTCATCGCGAAATCGAGTTCACGTTCGAGTTTCTTCAATCGGTCCGCGTGGTTTCGGGAACAAATGCTCAAAAATTCCCAGCGCGGGCTTGGATGCAGCGACTGACTGTTAAACCAGTTTGATACCGCCATCGCTGCCGATACAATTGATGGTGGAACCTTATCAATGAGGCTGGGGTCGTGTTGAGGGTTCACGGCTTGGCCTCCTTTGCTTCTGTCCAAATTCTCACTCTACTCGCATACTCCAAGGCGCAGATTGATTCATCCCCATCCTCCTCCAGCCGCTTGATGCGTTGGTTGAGTTTTCTGTTCTCATTTAGCAGTTCGTCACGATGATCTGCTATCTCATCAATGATGCTTGATTTTGGTAGATTCACGGCTTGTCCTCCTTTTTAATTAGACTGAACAGTTCATCTCTTACGCGAAATTTTACGACCGCCTCAACCAATCCTCCGTCAGACGATTCTCTCGCTTGTTCAGATTTTGCGTCGATTGCCGCGTCAATGTATTCCAATAGTTTGGTCAGTAGTTCTTCGTTCATATCTTTGCATTCCTAGCTAGTATTTTATCAGCAACCGCTGTGCATCCCTTGTTTCCATAGAATCGAAGCACTTCAATCTCACGCTCCAGCCGCTTGATGCGGTCTTGAAGCCGCAGGACCTCTTCATCCAACAATTGCTGCTGCCGGATGATTGCGTTAGCCGCGTTGAGTTCGCGTTCGATCATCCTGATCCGCATCCCCAGATCGGCCACGTTGTGCGGAGTCGAGTCTGATATTGGGGTGTCGCTCATTTACACTCCTTCCATTTGAACTGCGGTTTACCGCTCGCGTCGTTTGTGTAGTAGGCGGCTCCTGCGAGGATGGCTTCTTTTCTCAGTGCCGTGTCACCTCTGGTGAATCCTAAGATAATTCCGATGATGAACATGCTCACAGCAACTGCGCCTGTGAGTTTTGCTAAAGTGTCGTCGCTCATTTGCCCTCCCTCGCTTTGAGCATCGCGTCGGCGTATTCATAGGCAGATCGGGAAACCAATTCCCCATCCTTCTTGCTACTGGCCGGAACGCTC